CAGCTCTCCAAGCTCGGCGAGGTGGTGTCCGCGTCGGACGAGCCAAGCGAAGGCTTCGCCCCAGCCAAGTTGATCATCAGCGCCATCAGTCGCTCGCCCGCTGCCGCGCGTTCCGGCAACAGGCGACGGGCGAAAAAATCAAAGTTCACCTCGTAGACCGCCGAGATCAGCCGCAGCATCTCGTCAGGATCAAGATCCATCAGCCATGCCACGTCCGCGCCGGTGACGATCGACACCGCCTGACAGGCAGCTTCGGTATGGTGGGTCAGCACCGACATATAATCGGCGGCGACAACCAGCGGCATGAACGGCTCAGAGGCTTTGCCAAAGGCCGAAAGCTGGCGGACTTTCAGGTTCGGGATCGGGAGCGTCTTGCCCGCGATGGTCTCCCTGCGGATTTCGGGAAAGAACGCGGCCAGATCGTCAGTCTTTTCCATGTCCCTCACCGTGCGATGATGGTGAGTTCAGGCGCGCCGGTGACCCCCGGCAAGGCGCGCAAATCGGTGCTGATCATGATCGCGCCGTCGTCATCCACCGCCTGCGGGTTGGTGCGCTGAACGCGCGGCGCAAAGACGCCAATACGCTTGCCCGCCGCGTTGCCGTGGTTGAAGCCGAGAGAGGTCAGCGACACGGCGTTGATATCGGTGCGCCAGGTGATCTCTTCGGTATCCAACAGATCGACCGTCATCTGGCCACTGACCGCGCGATCCGTGATGGCGATCTTCTCGCCGCCCAGAAGTTTGCGGTGGGCCAGTTTGCCGCCCATGTCCCACATGATGCCTTTCGAGGCGAGCGAGGTGCCGCCTGCAATCGCACCTGCAGTCAAGGTAGGCCCCAGCAAGATATCGCCAGAGTTTTCGGTCGTGACGACCTGCGGGGTTTGGAAGGCCGTAAGATCGATGGCGGGCAAAGCCGAACTCAGCGCCTGGACATCAAAGCCCCAGAATTCGAAGTCTGCCGTCGGAATGGCGTAAGCGGAGAGGTCCAGTTTGACGGTACCGCGCGCGCCACGGGTGAGATAGCGCACCCCGTCACGGAAGAACCGGAAGGTCAGCCCCTCGAAGCCCGAGTTGATGAAGGCATACTCGACGCGGTTTGCCGCGACGATGGTCTCAGCAAAGCCGCAGCCACGCAGGAGTTTGCCCCATGCGGGCGGTGTGCCCGCCACACCCGATCCGACCAGTTCGACCTTGAAGTTCAGCTTGGCGCGACGGGTGGCGGGCAGTTCCTCGGAATTGCCCATCCACGGGGTCACCAGATTGCGCGGCACGTTGTCAGGCTCAATCACAAAGCTCGGCGGGGCCGCAAGCAGGATGCCATCGGTGGCCACGAAAGCCACCTCGGCAGTGCCATAAACCGCCTCAGGGCGGGCAAGAATGGCAGAGCGGCGGGTGTAACGATCGGCCATTATTCTGCCTCCTCGGAATCTAGTTTAATGGGGGGTTTAACGCCCTCTTCAACGGTGTCTGGCTCTGCCACCGGCAGCGGGACATGCGTGAGGGTGTTGGCCTCTTCATTCAGCACAAAGCTGCCTCCATGTGGCGGGATCGGCATCGCCGGAGCTTCGAGTGCGGCAACTTGGGTGGCGGTTTTGGGCGATTTCATGATGGGTTGATCCTCAGTTGGTCAGAGAGGGAAAAGGAAAGCTCGTAGGCCAAAGCACCTTGGCTGGCATCGACCAGGTTGCAGCGTTGAAACATCATCACGCCGATGCGGCTGCCCAATTCCCACCCCGCCATGGCAGCGATGATCGCCTCGATCATATCGGCGGCGGGCGTGAGGCTGCGCGAGGCCGAGACATCCGCCGCGCGCAGGCTCAGGATGACCGAGAACAGACGCTCGATCTTCTGGACGTAAAGCCCGACCTGCGGCTGCATCGGTTTTCCAGCGATGCCGGTGGGAATGACATGCGCGGCAGGCGTCACCTGCGGACGCTTGCCAGTAGCCGCCAGCGCCGCGAATTCGGCGGCTCCCGCAACCCGCCCACCCAGATCCGGCACGCGGGCCTTCAGCCGGGCAATGATCAGATCCACATCCGACATCAGATGAAGCCCTTCATGGTTTCTTCCGTGAAAGGGCGCGCGCGGTCTGTTGTCATGACGCCCGATGCGCCGGAAGAGGCGGGCTCGATACCTGCAGCTGGAATGCGCACCGCGCCCGAGCCGATTTCAGCAAGCAGTTTCAACGCGTCGTCATAGTCCTTGGTGATTTTCTTATCGGGCTCGGTGATGTGCAGGCTGTAGATCGCCAACTTCATCGCGATGTCGATCACCAGCGGCGGGACCGTTGCCAGCGGCAGGATATAGCGGGTGCCCAACTTGCCATCGATAAGGGCGTCGGCATCGGTCAGCGCCCGCGCAATCACGGATGGATCAATCTGGCCCGTTGCTACAGCCGCACGGTCGGTCAAATTGACCAGCATCGCTTCGCCAAAGCGCTCGGTCAGATTGGCTTGGGTCGCATAGGTCATCGGGGCCTCTGGGATCGGGGGAAACTGGTTGCGGGGGCAGGACTTGAACCTGCGACCTCTTGGGTATGAACCAAGCGGGCTGCCACTGCCCTACCCCGCAAAGGGGAACACGACGCGGGTTTCAGTCGGGCGGATCGACGACGGTGACGAGCAATTCGGGGTCACCGTTCAGGGCATGCCATTGGGCCTCGTTCAACGCACGCGCCGGGATGGAGGTCGGCTCGGAGGTGAAGTGCCGCCCGATGCGCCAGCGCCCTTTGGCCGGGCCTTTGACCACGATGGTCGGGCCTTTCAGCATGTCCAGGACTTCGGTGGCGACGATTTCAGGCAGCGCTTGCCCGGTTCCTTCGCCGGTGATGGTCTCGCCCGCAGCATTGCCTTCAGCACCCGCAGCCTGTTCGGCAATGCCCAGTTTTTCCAGATCGGTCTCGGGTTTTGCTTTGGCCACGGGGTGCTCCTATTGGCTTTTCGGCTTGATGAAGAGGGCGGGACTGACCGCCCCCTCTGATAAAACCGATGGGGTCAAATCAAGTTCGGCCTCAGGCCAACCACGGCACGACCAGCAGCTCGGCCGTGCCCTTCCATTCGTTGGTCTCGCCTGCGGTGCCGTATTCGGAGTTCAAGAGTTTGCGACCCGCACTTTCCATCGCGGGTGGAACCACCAACAGGTTCGGCACCAGGCCCAACGGGCCGCCACCGTCCGCCTTCATGCCCTGCACAGCGGCGCGGGCGATGGCGTAGTTCGCAGGGTTCAAGGTCTGCTTGGAGCCCCAAGCCAGCTGCGGCAGGCCGTAGCCGACGTTGCAGCGCATATCGACGCCGTAGACATATTCGTTGCGCTCAAAGACGTTGTCGTCCTTGTCGTTATCCTTGGCGGTGAAGGCAGGAGCTTTGCGCTCTTGGTAGATGATCGGCTTCAGCGGCCGGTTGGTGCACATCAGGAACCACGGCGTGCCAGCACCGCCATCGGTGTTGGCATAGGTCGACATCGAGCCATCGGCCAACATCACCGGATGGTCGGTGTCAAAGAAATACTGGCCATCCCAGCAGTTGGTCGCAAAGCCTGCCTTCAGAAGACCCCAGACCAGTTCCTCGGGCAGACGGGCCGCACCGTCCCCCATCATGGTGAAGCCGTCCGAGTACATGCCGAGATTGTCGTCTTCGATCATGTTGCGGTTGACCGCGATGGTCTTCTCGAAGTGCTTGTTCAACAGCGTGTAGGACGCTTCGGTCAGGTTGTCGATCTGACGGGGCCCGAGCCATTCGCGCAGGCCGGTCAGGCCTTTCATCCAGCCGTAAGTGTTCAAAGCGGTCGAGGACTTGACGGTTTTGGCGACGCGGTCCTTGAGTTTGGGCACGGCGTCGAAGGCATTCTGGTACTCGGTCGAGAAACCGACGCGCAGAGCCTGAAGAGTGGAAGCGGTAATCAGCATGTCTGTGATCCTTACGAAAGCTGGGCGCGGGTGAGGGCTTCGTCGAGGCGGACCCAGACGCCATTGGCGTCCACATCCACAACGGTGCCTGCGGGCGAGCGGGTGTTCGTGGCGCTGGTTTTGGCCACCGTCTGATCATCGACGATGTAGCAAATCGTGCCGATGTCGGCGGTGGCGATCAGATCGCCGGCTGCGGAGTTGGCGTACTGAAACACCCCCTCGCGGAAGGGCTGCGGCGTCACGCCCGCCGTGGTGCTGACACCCGACGCTTCGGCGCGGCCTGCACCAAACGAGCCGGTGGCGGTGGCTCCTTTGATCAGATGGCCAGATGCGTTGCGCATCAACAGCGCGCCCGCGAAGATGGCTTGGTTTGCCCCCAGCATGCCGCTGCGGTCGCCAGCGGCCATCTGTTTGGTGGAACGGTTTTCGTTCAAGGCGGTCATCAGCGTGCACCCTTCTTGGCATCGGCCTGCAGTGAGGCGAGGAACTTGTCATGCGGAATGCCCAGCTGATCAGCGACCTGCAGCTGTTCGGCATTCAGCGCGGTCAGCTCGGCATCAGCGCCGGGCGGCTGCGTATGCACTTGGCCGGTGGGTCCAAGCAGAGTGAACGCGCTGATCTCTTTCTCGACCCGCGCCGCGTCTTGGACGTGCATGGCGATGTAGTGATCGCGCAACGGCTTCACGCACTGCCGACCCTTGGCGATCTCGCCATCGACAAAGGCCGCCGCCTTTGCGGTTGCGCCCTCAGTTTGCAACACAGTGAGCTGGCCGGTGACCTTGGTCAATTCGGTCTGCAGCGCCGTGATGCTGCCATCGGTGGTCTTTGCCGCCTTCGCCGCCGCAAGGATCGTGACTGGATCATTGCCCTGCACGCCAAGGGCCACGCCGATTTCGGCCATGGCGGTTTGCAGCGCCGGGGCATCGCCGGGAGCTTTCATTTTGCCGATGGCGGTGAGGATCGCATCCTCGGTCGCGTCTTCACCAAGGCCAGTGGCCTTGGCAATGGCTGCCAGGTTCATGGTGGAATTCTCCGTGTTAAGAGATGTGAGGCCCTTCAAATTGGGCTTGTTGGTCAGCGAGGCGCGCAGCACCCGCGTGATGACGTTGTCGGCGGTGTGGTTGAACACCGGCGACAGGCCGCGATAGGCGCGGTCGGACATCAACTCCTTGCCTGCATTGGTCCAGCGGACGCGGCCCCAGAGCCCATCTGCGCGGGCTTGCAGTTCGGTGATCCAACCGCGCGCCGGGGCAGCCCCGCCCACCGCTGCCGACAGATCGGTCGCGTGGTTTTCGTCAATCGGCATGCCGCGTTCGGAGTGCATCGAGGCTGCGATCACCGCCGCCAGATCTGCCACCTTATATGGGCCACGCTGGTCATAAGTCTGGATTTCGCCCATCGCTGCGGGCAGCAAATGCACCCATTCCGGCGCATCCGCGCTATCGGGAAGATCAATGGCCGCAGCTAGCGCGACAAGGGGGTGTGAGATGGCTTTTGTCATGCCGCAACTATGGCGGCGGCGGCAAAACCGAATAACCTACAACGGTGTGTAGGGAGCGGCGGCAGGCCAGTTGGTCAAAGCTTGTCGTGAGGTTTGACCAGTGCCATTAGTTTCTCGGGGCGTGTCGGAGAAGGCGGCTTTGAGCACAGAGTGGTGGATGCTGCAAACCGCGCAGACTGCCGTAATGGGCGAACGCCAGCCCGGTGGGCAACTGAGAAACCGATATCCCCGTTAGTTGAAGTGCCTACTCGACATGGATAGTCACATCATGACCAAGAGCTTTCAGAGCTTTCGAGGTTCGTCCATTTCTAGGCGGGTAATGATCTGGCAAAGCCCAACCGACCATCTCACCGAGGGCACTAATCCCAAGGCCTTCAATTTTGTATCGCGGATCATCGATCGCTAGCCATAGGCGGTCAGGTAATTTGTTCATGTCCCCACCATAAAAAATGAAAGAGAGAACCTCTTTGACGTTCAGACCGCTTTCAGTCCTAAAGTTCCAGATTGTGTTGGAAAGTGCCTTCACCTTTTCAGGGATAGTGTATGCTTTCCCTGCTGACTGAAGCCCGACGGAGGTGTTTCTTACGCGGCGGGCATAATCCCAGATCGAGTGGACAGATAAGCAGACCTTTTCAAACTCATCTTTCCCCATTTTCTCCAATCGCTGTTGGCTCAGAGCATCTCTCAGAAACGGAGATGTTGTATTCAGCATTACATCCTCACCCTGCGGAGCAGTCTTCAAACCAGCCCACCATTTAAGCGCATCATTCTGAGCTTTATCTGGGTTAAATTTGTTTTGCTCGTAGAAGTCCACATACCTTGCTTTGCGGCCATCAAAGGTCTTTTGGTAGTAGAAGGCATGTAAGAATTGGTCGGCCTGCGCACCTGACGGAGCATCTTCAGAAATCCAAGAAGGTTTGTTTTCTTTCTGACTTACCTGGCCGCTGATATTTCTAAGGATTTGCAAAGTGCCGTACCACTCCTCAAGGAACCGGTCTCGGTTTGCATCTCTGGCTTTCCTTGGTGACGTGGTGGAAAGCCCCGACCATTTCTTGATACTAGAATTGGCCCAGAAGTCTTTATCGTCTGGCTGGTTTCTCGCCAATTCACTTTGGCGCTTCTTCATCAGATCATACAGTTCTTGGGTCAGAGGTGTCGAATTTTCGTTGAGTACCGAGAACATAAGAAGGATGTCATTCGCCAGCTTGTCGTCAATATCACTTTCTCGAAAGAAGAATCCCGCTTCAACGTTTCGGTTCCATGCACTATCGGTCAGGTTTGCCGAACCAACATATAGCCCATATCCACGCCACCAGATCACCTTTGCATGATGTTTCTCGACCAGCTTGCAGATGAACTTTGCCGATTTCCGGTTCAGGAACTTTAACAATACATTGGTGTCGACCGCCACTTGAGCATCAAGTCGTCCATAGAATTTCAATGGGATATCATGATTGAAGCACCAATCGAACAAAAGCGAATTGTCTGTCGCGTAAGCCACGGCAGCAAGAACCTCTTCTGTATCTTGAGCCGCGTTTTCAGTTATGTTTCGTAGATAATTTCCGTTTATCGCACCTAACATCAATTCCATTCAGCACCCTAAGACAAATTCTTTTGCCGTTATGCTCGCTTCATAGAGAACCGAAAGTCAACGCCCTATCGATCAACGATCAGTAGACATAAGTGCCAACTAAGTAAACTGTCGCAAAATGCAGGAAAACGGCTAGCGGAGTAGGAGCAGCCGAAGGTCGCTTTGTGCGCATTACGGTCGATTGTTAGTAGTGCTTTCGCTTGATCGCACACGGCAGCTTTCCGCGGCAAAAGCCAATATTCCGCGAAATTCACACCTGGATGGCGTCCATCGATCGCTCAAGGCTGACTGAAGGCTTCCATTAACCAATCCTCCGCCTCGCCCAGGATGTTCACGCGGTCCTGATCCGAGAACCCCAAGAACGGCCGCGCGGGAATATTGCCCCACAGATGCGGAAACGCCGCCTTGGCGCCACCAAACTGCATCATGGCCGCTTGGACCCGCCCCGAGCCGACCAACACGCCATCGGACGAGGTTTCCGCAAATATCTGCGCATTCAGCATACCCGAAGGGCCAAAGAGTGGGCGGGCATCAATCCGGTTGGATTTGCGCGCGCCGTAAGCCGCCAGCGTGACCGGAGACTTTGCAGCCCATTTCACACCGTCCGGCGACTCCCCGGCCTTAAAGCGATCTTTCACCGATACGACCAAGATCTCGCCGATCTGATCCGTCAGAGGAGAAAGATCGTCCTGCTGCGCAAGGGCGCGGGCGAGCGCCGCCGTGATTTGGTCATCCTTGAGTTCAATGGTGAACATGGCTACATTCTCCTTGCAGGCGTGACGCGGTGATATTCCCCCGGCCGTAACACGATCTCAGGATCGGAGTGCCATGCAGGGTTGCCGGGAAACCGGATTGGGGGGCCCTGCCGTCTGCATCATGCCGTCTGCTTTTTGAGCAAGCGCCGGATTGTTTCATCGCGCTTGACCTGATCAGAACTCAGACGCAGGAAGCTGGTCACAAACAGCCCGTTGCCCGAGAGCGTTGCTTTCACCACCAGCACATATCCTGGCGCCTCTGGGTCTTCTAAAACAAAGATCATCGAGTTTGGGCTGTCCTGCACCCGGATCGTGGCGGCATCGACCGTGCGCTGGATCATCAGGTAATCCAGCGCCGCAAGCTCAGGATGCGCGCGCATTTGCTTGGCGACGGTTTCCGGCGAAAGGCTGGCGACGGTGGTCTTTGCCTTGATGGCTTCCGCCGCAGCTTCGGGAAGTCGCGCCACCGGCCAAAGACCCGTTGGGGCGCGCATCCAGTTCGCAAAACCGTCCAGCCTCAGCCAGCTTTGAATAAGATCCACCGAAGGCTTCGGCGGCAAGGCGGCCAGCTTTGGCACCATCTGCGCCACGAGCTGGGCAACCGATGCACCCGGGGCATGATCCCAGCCCTTGTCGATGCCGATCTGCACGCCGGTCTTCTTATCAATCGCCTGCCAACCATCTGGCAGTTTCATCTCGGGCCTGCCGCCCACCCGCTTGGCGGAACCGGGATTGCGGGCACCGACAATGTAGCAGCTGCAGCCCCAACCATTCGGCGGCGCATGCGTTGCCCAAAACGGATGATCGGGCTCCAGCACCAGCCCATCCCATGCCAAGTGCTGTTCGCGCGGCTCGACAGATGCACCGTGCCGATACACCCAGAATGCAAAACCCGCTTTGACCAGCTGCGCCATCCGCCCCGCCGCGTAACTGGTGGCCATGTTGGTGCGGTAAATCACACGGGTGCGCCACGCCTCACCGCCCTTGGTGCCCTGCCCTGCCAGCGATATCTGCCAACCCTTCGCCGCGACGATTGAACGGAAGTCGCGCCGGAACTCCTCCAGCGTTGTGCCTTGGGAGATCGCCTTGTCGATGGCAGCCGCAAGGTCCGCCAGAATGTCAGCCCGGATTGCGCCCGCCACCATGAAGCCGCGATCATGCTCTGCCCCGGCAATCTCATCCCAAGTCCGGCTTGGCACCAGATTGCCCAAACGCAGCCGGAAGGCCGCAACCTGATAATCGAAAGGCTTGCCGAAACTGGCGAGCACGCCCGTCACGCGCTGTCCTCATGCACCGCAACCCGACCGCCTGCATGTGCGGCCATCAGCCCCCTGCCCAGCACTGCCGCAAGATCCGTCACATCAATGTCCGCAAAGCCTTCGGCGAGCATCAGCTGCAGCTCTTCCAGCGATCCCGCCGCTGCCATCATCACCTCGATCTTGGCCAAGATCGCCTCCATCGGCGCTGCGGTCTCAACCAGCATCCGGTCGGTCAATTTGTCCTCCGCAGAACCCCCCGGTTTTTTGGCCGTAGAGAGGCCTTCCGTTTGCAGGGCGGGCCTAGGCGGTGAACGAGGCTCAACCCGTTTAATAACGTCTAGATTCCGTTTAATCTCTGAATTCGGATCGGTGGGGTCGATGGCATTCGCACCCGCGCCCTGCGGTCGGAGCAATTTGGCACCTTTTTTGGGTTCCGGCAGGCCAAACCGCGACAGAACCGTCGCCTGTTCGACCTCAAGGCCGCGATCAATCAGCGGACCCAGCGCATCGGCGAGCGCTTTCAGGTCTTCCTCTTCCGGCTCCTCGATGCGCAGACGCGGATAGGCCGCTTGCGGGCCAAATTCCATCTGCACCCAGATCGGGATCAGATCGCGGTTCAGCGTGGCCGCAAGTGCGCGGGCATCGGCGCGCTTGATGTCTTTGCGCACATCGCCATGCTCGGCACCCGAGCCCAAGCCGCCAGTCACGGCATCCGTCGTCGCGGTCTGGCCCAGTACCGCTTTGGAGACCTGCATATCAAGCCAGTCGCAGCGCTCTTTATACATCGCGTGCCCCGAGCCGACATTGCCGCTCTCGATGAAGTCGATCGACATGCTCTCGGGGATGATCGCCGCACAATCGCCCGCGATATTCGCCACCGCCCGGAACAGCGTCGCCTTGTCTTGCTCGGACGCACCGGGGCCAAACTTGCCGACCCGCACCGGCTGGCCATAGGTCTGGCTGAAGATCGCCCAATCGCGCTGGCTGAAGGCTTTGAACATCCACGCCCATGCCGCCCCCCGCGCCACGCCGCTGCGGATTGGCAGACCCGATTTTGCGCGCATGCGGGCGAAGATGAACTTGCCGGGGGTCAGTGGTTCCTCCTGGCCGTTTTCCGTCAGCAGCATTGGGGTTGCGAGATCACGGCGGTCAAAGCGGAACCAGCGCTGATCGCGACGCTGCAGGCGCGGCGAATATTGCCCTTCGGAATGATCATAAGTGACTTCGGTAAAGCTGTAGCCTTTGCCGACCGCGTCGAGGATATCGAACATCTCCTCTTGCAACTCATCGCGCTGCAACCAGTCGCGGATCATCTGGGCGTGCTTCTCATGCTCTGGGGCATCCGATGCCGCGTCGACCTTCACTTCGATCTGACTGACTGCACGGCGGCGGGTGCCGAGCACGCCCTGATAATGCAGATCGCGCTCTTCAATGGTCTCGGCCAGCTCGAGATAGCGGATCGGATCGCCGACATCGGCCTCGCGCAGAATGTTGGCCAGCCGCACCGGGTTCAGCCCATCACCGGGATAACCCGAGATCGGGCTGCGCACGCCGCCCACGGTCGCGGCTGCCACCTCTTGGGTCAGCGCTTGGCGCGCAAACGGGCGGCCGTAGGCGTCCAGCAACACGGGTGATTTCATCAGATGCCCCCTCTCAGGCCAGCGCCAAGCGGCGCGCGATACCAGCCACCAGAGTCGTCTTCATCGGGTTGCATGCCAAAGCCTTCACCCCCGCCGCTGCCGGGACGCGACACCGCCTGATAGCCGTATTCGACAAACCGCATCCGGCTCGCCCAATGCGCCAGCGCCACCGCAATGGCATGGTCGCCGTGGCGCTTCTTGCCGGTGGTGCCTTCGCGCAGGGCGGGCACGCGGGCAATGCCGCGCACGATCTTGATGGCACGCAAATCGGCCAGGTGTTCCGCATCGGCAATCAGCGCGATGGCATCGTCTTCAAACGCCACCTTCAAGGGCGGCATGTTGAGGCGGTACCATTCCTCGGTGAACTTGACCGCGATGACGATGCCCGCCCCTTCGGGATCTTCGCGCAGACCAAACTCACGGCCCATGTCCTCGGCCACGGTCCAGCCCATGCCGGTGGCGTCAAAGCCTGCCCCGATCAGGCGGGACTTGATGCGTTGGAAGATGGTGCGGACGATCAGCTTTTGCTCAACACCCGGCACATTGCGCAGCTCGAACGCCAGAACCTCGCGGCGTTTAAGCCGCTGTTCAATGGCCATTAAAGACCCGGCTGTGAGGTCGGCCACACGGGCGAAGTCGAAGCCGAAGGCAAACTGCGGTGTCAGATCTAGGGCTGCCAGCTGCGCGCGCAGCTCTTCCATGAACGGGGCCATCAGAGACGCCTGTTCCAGATGCGTGCGGAACATATAGTCGCTAGGCAGTTCCAGCCGCAGCACTGGCGTCTGCACCGTCATCCGCGCCTCAATCAGCGGTGCTGTCAGCCAAGAGCCTGATGACATCGAGGGGATGCAGAACAATTCCTCGTCCGCGCCATCGCCATAAAAGTCGATGATGTCTTGCCGCCATGCCGCCTCCGCCTCGGGCGACCAGGTCTTGCCGGTCACCAGACAAATCCGCTGATAGAGCCCCTCGGTCAGCGCCTGATCAAAGTCGATGCGGATATGGGCGAACTTCGACTTCTCGCCCAGGATGTCCTGGATCTGGGCGTTGAACTCATTGTCGACGCCGTCATGCGTCGAGCAGACAATCACCTGACCGCCCCACATCAGGAAGGCCAGTGCCGCCTTCAGCAGTTCCTTCAGACTGTCGACGAACGCCGCCTCGTCGATGATGATCACGCCCTGCTTGCCGCGCAGACCACGCGGGGCAGACGACAGCGCCATGATCTCAAAGCCGGAGGCAAACTTGATGCGGAAGGCATTGATCGCCTTGTCGCCATCGCCCTGGTCAAACAGCGTCTCTTCAGCGGCAGTCGCCGCGCTGTCAAACGCCTGCGCCCACATCGCACAGGCGTCGATAAACTCGCGGGTCATTTCGCGGGAATAGGAGATGTACATCACATCCATCCCGCCCGCCGATTTCTGCCGACCGGCGCGCAGCACCGCATAGGCGGCAAGCCCCCAGGTCAGACCGATCCGGCGCGACTTTTCCACGAAGAGCACGGGGCAAGCACTGTCGAGCAGCTTCACCGCGCGCGCCTGATAGGGCAGCAGCACCGCAGGCAGACCTGCCGCCTGCACCTCAGCCGGGATCGCGGCCATCGCGGCCGCGCGCGCCGCAGCCCATTGCTGTTCGGTCAAAAGCGCGGTCATCGCCCTGCCCGCTGCGTGGAGCTGATCACTTGGTCACCCCCAAAATCTCTGATTTGATCGCCTCGGCGGTTTCGGCGGTCAGACCCTTGGCTTTGGCCACGGCGGTGACGGCGTCCCCCAGGCGTTCTTGCAAGACGGCGGTCTCTTTCGCTTTTCTGCTGCTCGACAGGTTTTGCGCCGCTTGTGCCGAGCGGAATGCCTCGGCCAGTTCCTTCAGCTGTTTCGGCACCAGACCGTCTGCGCCGTCACCCAGCATGTGCAGCACCGTCGATTTGATCATCTCCCCCGCAACCACGGTCAGATCATCGCTGGCCTTGGCATCATGCTTTTGCGCCAGCACCGCGACGATCTCGCGGGTTTGGTCCAGACGCCGTGACAGGCGGGCTTGCCGCACCGAGTAGCGGTTGAAGCTGGAGAACGCCGGAATGGCAAATTCCAACTCGCCGCGATGCTCGGCCATCAAGGCTTGGCATTTCGCGGTGAACTCGGCGTAAATGCTGGTCTGGGTCTTTTCGCGATCCGCGAGTTCGGACGCAGCCCATGCAATGATGTGATCGGCTTCTTTCGGAAGCAGATCGAAGCTCGACAGCCTGCCGCGACCGATGGCCATGGCTATTCCCCCGGACGCGAAGGGCGCTTGATGCCCGGAATGACAATGCCCCGGCGCAAATGCCGCGCGCCCTTTTCGGCAAGGGTGGCGACCAGGACAGAACCGGGGCGGGTCAGCACCACCGCGCCAATCTCTGCCAGCCATTCCAGCTCGCTGTGGATCCACTCGCGCGGGCGATCAATGCCGAAGCGTTCCAGCTCAGCCCCGAGATAGCCTGAGTGCAGCCGCTCGTCGGTTTGCAGCGCCAGCGCTTTCAGGATGATCAGGCGCGCGTCTTCACGGACCTCTTGTTCGTAATCGCGCATGCCTCACCCTTTCAGCAGATGGTTCTCGTGACGGCCGACAATGGCTTCCAGCCGCACCATGATTTCTCGACTGCCCTCCATTTCGGCGCGCATCGCTTTCATTTCGCCCTTCATGCCCTCAAGCCCCAGCGAGATGCCGTGCATGTCATCCTTGGTCGGCATGGTCTTTTGGGTCTGCTCCAGCGATTGCAGGCGCAGAGCCTGATCGTCGATCTGTTTGGCGTGATCATCCAAGCGCTTGGTGTTGGCGCGATTGCCCGAGGCCATCAGGTTCCAGATCGTCAGTGCGAAGGTCAAAAGCTGCCCCAAGGCAACGGTCCAGACGATGATCGGCGAGATGTTGAGAACTTCGCCGGTCATTTACCCACCCATTTGCCAATCACATCCTTGATGGTGTGACCGCCCATATAGAGCCCCATGAACAAGCCGCTGAGCTGGATCAGATCGGTGAACGGCATCGGCGGCAGCGCGATCTTCCAGATCGCATTGGCGATGTGCAGCAGCACCGAGTTCCAGAGCCAGAGAAAGCCGATCAGATACATGCCGCCCGGCCGCCATGCCCGCATCCAGAGCGGCTCGTCCTGATCCGCGGCTAAGGTCGCAAGCTGCAACTGCAGATCGCGATCATAGGCGGCGAGCATATCGGGCGTACTCGCCTCCACCGCGCGCATCGCCTCAATCACCCGGCCGGGGGTGGTTTCTGCCATCGCGTCCAGCTCTTCGGCTGGAAAGCCCGCGCGCGTGGCAATGGCGTGGACGACTTGGCCCACCAACTGGCCGTCGTTATCGCCGAGCTTGCCGCGCAACAGCTTGTCGACAAAAGGCAGCCCGGCCTTCAGCGCCATATCGGCGAGGATGAGGCTCATTCAGAAACTCCGCAAAAAGGCCGCAACGCGCGGCAAAAGAGGTTGGGCCACCACCGCAACAGCGTCGCGGTAGCGGTAGAGAAAGTTCACGCCGTAAAGCGCAGCGCCCGCGACCAGCACGACATTGGCATGGGGCAGTTGCAGCAGCGCATCGGCAAGATCAGAGGTGCCGGTGGGCAGCGTGACGGCGGCCACCGGCGTTGCAACCGCCACGGCGGTGGTTTTGGCTTTGGCGCGCGCGTCAAGCTGGCGCTGCAAGGTGGAGAGCGTGGCGCGGCCGATGATGCCGTCCACGGTGAGGCCATGATCGGCTTGGAACTTGCGCGCGGCGGTCTCGAGGACGGCATTGATATTGCTGCCGGGATCATAGCCCAAGCCCTTGAACCCGGAGCGAATGGCGGCGATTTCTGCGCCAGACAGGATCAGGCCCCAGCGGGCAAACCCAACCACCGGGGTCGGCAAAGTGAGCGTGCGATATTTGCCGTCCAGCAGCATGTCGGCTTCGCGCGCGCGCCGTGCGGTCAGGCCCGGCAGCACCTTGCCGCCCGCCTTGTTCCACAGCATCAGACGCATGCGGATATCCGCGCGTGGGGCCTTGGATTTCCACGCTTTGACCCACGAGGCCGAGCTGATCTTGCCCAAGTTCCAATGAAACGACACGCCCGCGTCGAACTCGTATTGCTTCGGCGCGGCGGTGCTTGTGGTCATCGCCGCCCGCACGGCAGGTTCGTACTTCTCGCGCAACGCCTGCTGCAGCAAAGCCGTCGCCTGTTCTTGGGTGATGACCATGCCCGCTTTGGGTTTCACAACGCCAGAGGCAGCGGTCAGACCCGCGCCAACCGTCCAGACGCCCACGCTGTCGCGATACGCGCGCAGCACAACGCCCTCTTCAAGCTCGAGGGCGGAGACGCCTTGGGCGCTGGTTTGCATGACTGGACCTCAGGGCTAAGAAGGCGGGCCAAGCCCGCGTGTCCCGGTCAGTATGCGATGCAAAGGAAGGGTAAATTCAGCTACAACGGTGTGTAGGGAGATCAGAGCAGCGACTGTTGGCGCGGGTCAATCCAAGCACGCTTGGGTCCGTCCCCAAGCCAGCGAGACACCGTAGGCTCCGCTGCGTGCAGCCTGCGGCAGATATCGGCTTTCGACAATCCGTCCACCGTGAAGAGATACCGCGCAATCCAAGGCTTCGCCGTCGGCACCCGCGCGGGCAACCGATCCCGAACCGTCGCCAGCGCGCGCAAACCCTCAAGGCCGATGACTTCAACCGCCAGCGCCTTCCCCTTCGGGTCTTTGGCCACATAGAATTCCGCGCCGCCAAACGCCAAAAAGAACCGAACGGCAAGTTCGGCCCCAAGGGCGGAAATATATGCCTCGAGATGGGCAGGCGGGCGCGGAGTGTTCACAGATCAATTCCGGCGCGCGCGCACATCGCCTTCAACGCCTCGATGACCGTGGCGATCTGTTTCCAGTCACGCAGGCCGTCGATGTCAAACGGCACAGCACCCCATGATTTCTCAAACCGTGCGCGGATGAAGGCATTGAGACCCGCAGCCCCAGGCAGATCCACCGCCCCTGCCCGCACCAGCTTGCCCCAGAGTACGTGGCAAAACCGGATATCGCCGCGCGTCGCGGGGCGGCGGTGGGTGCGGCTCGCCTTCCCGGCCGATGGCTTGAAGCCGCGCGCCTTCAGCGCCTCCAACACCGCCAGATGCTCGGCGGGCGTCATCGCGGTCAGGCTGTCTTTGCCCGTCACCAGAAGCTGCAAATCGCGGCGGGTGTCGTTGTCCATGCCGAGATCGCGCACAGCGACGTGGATGGTTTTGAGGACGGTGTTGGCTGGCATGTTGGTTCCTTCCCGATGTGCGCTTCGCTTAGGCTTTCGCCAGATCAATCGAGACCGCCTGCCACGCGCTGTCGGCCGTGGCGCGGCGGTAGCAGCGCACATAGGTTTTGGAGCCTTCCACCCTCATAGCGTCGCGGATTGCCTTCATCGCCCGCAGCCAGCGCGGATCGGAAATATCCAACCGCAGCAGCATGAATATCTCCGAGCGATTGATCTGGCCCGCCTTGTCGGTATTGAAGGCGCGGGTGACGATGGCACGAATCTCGTCGCGCGAGCCTTGCGCCCATTCATTCAGGCATTCATCGACAAGCCCTTTGGCAATCTGAAGCTCCGAGCCAAAAACGATATTGTCAGCCACCTGCACGGTGATTTTGAACAACCCATCATGGCTGGTCAGGGTCTTGTTGCCCTTGGCCCCGCCCACGGTACTTTCGTACTCTTGGGCCAGCAGCGCCTCAAAGCTGCCGAGATCATCGAATGTGTGCTCCTTAAAGCGCGAAACTTGTTCTGACAGAGCAATGGCAAAACCCATGATTTTGCGCACCAGCTCGTCTTCAAGCTTGTACTGCGGTTTCACCAGACTGATCGGCACCAGCGCGCCTTTTGCATCTTGCATGTATTCGACATCACCGATGATGGTGCGCCCGGTTGGGATTTCAGCGGCGGGATAAAGGGTCATTTCAACGGTCCTTCACATGGGGAAAAAAGTCTGCCGGTGGCGCGCACCCCGGCTTGGTGGGGGCAAGGCCAAGGGGTGCGAGCAGCAGTGCCATCGCCTCGGTTTCATCGACGGAGAGCATGGTCACACCGCGCTTGCCCCAGAGATCGACCTTGCCAATGGCGGCAGAAGCGCGGGCAAGAATGGCAGCGGCGGGCAAGGTTTGAACCGGAAGGCTCATTCGGAAGCCTCCAGAAAGCGCGGGCAGCGGTTGCAGGCGCGGAACATCCGAATGCGGGTCGGATTGCCGACCTGAAAATCTTTGGCCTTTGCGCGCCAGTCCTGGCAGTGGTTGACGGGCAATGCGCCCAAACTCGGGCATTGCACTTTTCCATCCAGCAGCAGCCCCCGCACCCGCTCTTCGATCTGCACCGTCAGTGCCGGATATTTGTTGTTGATCAGCTGGCTGATCATTCCGGCCGTGCGATCAAGGCGCGCAGCAACCTTGGCTTGGCTGGTTTCGGTGCAAGCAATGGCAAGCGCCTCAATCCAGTCTGGAATGTTTGCGCCCCATGCCGCACGGGCGGTTTGCAGCGGAGTGACTTTCACAGCCCGTCCTCCGACATCGGTACGACGGTGCCGAGATTGTCGTCTAGGATGCAGGTCACGCGGCGCTTGCGTGGAGCCTTCGAGCCGGTTTCGCGGATAAGGCGGTAGATCGCCTCTTTTTGGCCGGGTACCGCTTTTTGAACCACCCGGAGATAGCCCGCCGCCAACAAGGTGCGGCAGTAGGTCCGAGCGTCTTCAACAGGTACGGTGACCGCGCAATGTGCGGCCAGATCAACCGGGCCGAAGGATTTGAACTTCCGCATGGTCAGCCACATCTGATCGACCGCGTCCCCCATCATCGGGGCAGATTTGACTTCGTCTTCTGGGACAACTTCAAATATCTTGCGGGGGCGGCCGCGATTGCTGCCGCGAATAAGCCGAACCTTGCCCTCGGTCTCCCATGCCAGCACGATTTGCATGACACGCTTGATTTCGATGGAAACGGCGCTGGCGATCTCGGCATAGCCAAATTGCTGCAAACGCACCGCCGAGGCCCACGCGGCCTCAAGTATCGCAAGACCCGCTGCGGACTTGTAGGGTGCTTTATAGGGCGAGCCGCTCATGCCACCGATCTCCGACGGCTCAAAGCAGATCCATCACCTTGCGACAGGCCCCGCCTTGGCATCGGAGACTCGCCGCTGTGAAAAGGCTTGCCGCCCCATTCCGCCAAACCCATGCGCAACACACCTTTCATCGCGCAGGTGGTCGCGACGTTGGCAAGGTTGGTGGAAACGTTGCGGATTGAGCCGCGTGAGGCCGCCAGCAATGCGGCTTTCAGATCACTGCCAAGCGTTAGATGCGGGGCATAGATCGGTGCCAGCAAATCGACGTCCTGAAGCGTGGCTTCTTCTGCGGCAACCCAAGACAGCACCCGACTGGAAACCCGCTCCCACCGGCGCAGCTGCTGCGGCAGGGTCTCTTCGCCCATCAAAATCACCGGCACTTGCGTCTGATCATGCAAATGGCGCACCGCCTCAATCATCTTGTCGCTGAGGATCTGGTCGGCCTCGTCGATGATCAGCGGCCGATCCGACCGCGCCAACTCCTGGGCAGCCTGATCGAATAGGCTGGAAACCGTCTTGGTCGGGCGCAGACCCAACTCAAGTACGATCATTTCCAAGAGTTTCTTGGTGCCCCCGAAAGGCAAAGCCTGCACATGACAGGCGTTGAATTTGTTGGTGCCAAAGATGCCTGCGGTGCTTTTGCCCAAACCCGCAGGGCCATAAAAGCACCCCATGCCGGGAAGGCCTGCCGCCCGGTTCTGCGTCGTGATCACCAACTGAGCAAAACGACTGACATTTGCCAGCGCGGCTACATTGTTGATCGGCGGTCGTTCGTCTGACATCGTGATCTCCTGCGTTTTCACCGCCGCCGTGGGGCCTGCTCGCCCCCGGCGACTTTGTTCATCCAAAAATCGTGTCGCCCTGCATTTCCCAAAGCATGCGCTCGGCGGCATAGGCGGGGTGGGCTTGGTAGGCGGTCAGCCAGCGCTGCTGATCCTTGGTGATCCGCCCGCCTGCCTCCAAAGTTCGTTCCAGCTGCAGCGCCTCGCGGAACAGTTCGCGGGCGTCATCGCTTTTGTCCGAGGTGGCGATGGTTGCCGTGCGGCGGGCGGCAAGATCGGCCACGATGGCCGCCTGCCCTGCCTTCACCTGCTCTTCTGAGAACGCCGGAGCCGGGCGCGAGGCCGCGATCAGCCCTTTGCCTTTGCCGAACACTGGTTTGACGACCTTTGACTCTGGCGCTGCAACCTCGACGGGGGCGACCACGTCCATCATGCCGCCGAGTTCTGCCGCCGACAGCTTCTTGTGTGCGGAAGCCATTTGCTTTTCGGCCTTCACGAAATCCTTGAGCGCGCGCGCATGGACCCGTGCTTCATCCGCATCAAAGAAGCCGACAGCCTGCCGGATCGGCGCATGGCCGAGATAGGCCTCGTCGTGGCTATAGATGTGCAAACCGGCGCGGAAATCAGCCGGATCAAATCGCGCGATGACGCGCTGATCTGCAATTTCGTGCATCCAAGCGCCCCAGAACTCATTCCCCTGAAACCAGACAGCGCCGGAGTTTTTGTCCGCCTTCAGATCTTCGGCACCCATCAACCACATTCGGCGCTGTGCCTCTGTGGCCTTGCGGATGGGGGCAACAGCATAGCTTTCGTCGAAGGCATCGACAAAGCTGCGACCAAACGCGACTGCCGATCTGCGGTTTTGCCGCGCATTATGCTCGGCAATCCGCTCGCCCAGGACTTTCAGGAAATACTCGAGATCAATAGCCTTGCTGCCGTAATCTTCGGGTTTGGCCAGCGGGGTGTTGCCAGTATATGCGCCATCAAACCGCACATCTTTTGCGATGCTGCTGCACATATCGCGGAATGCCCGCTCGATGGGTTTGGCCTGACCGTGATAGGGTGTGGCCCAATGGATTTCGCAGCCGAGTTTGTTAAAAATGCCCTGCGGATCGTCTTCTTTGATCTTGAAGCGGAAGCGGGTCGATGCCCCACCCGTCAGGAATTTGGCGGCAAATTCCCGGCCATTGTCGAACAACACATGTTTGGGGATGCCGTAAGTCTCAATCATATCCCCGGCACAAAGCTGCACGGCCGTACTGTTCGGGGTCTGATCGACCCGCCATGCCAAGATGCGCCCGGAATAAATATCCTGAAAACACACCATCTGCGGGCGGGTGATGATGCCGGGCACATTCTGGCCGAAGGGCGCGGGCCAGCGCACAAACACGTCAAACTTATGGAAGTCGGCGTTGACCGCCTCCATCGCCGACATCGCGGTTTTGTCGCGCACCTGCGGCGGATAAAGCCGCTTCAGCGCCTCGACACCCTCGCGGGTCAACACTTGGGTCAGCTTGCTGACCGCCTTGTCCAGATGCCTGCGCATCGTGCGCTCGGGCAGCACGGACCAGCCTTTGGCGCGGGCGATTTTCAAAGCGTCGCGGTAGCAGTCCGCAAAAGTCGGCCCCGTAAACCGCAAATACATGCTTTTCAGCACGTCGAAAAAATCTGGATCGCATTCCTTGGCCCGCGCGCGATCTGCCTGCGCACGGTTGCGTGGCGCAAGATAGGGAAGTCGGTCATCCAACCGCACACCCGCGATCATTTCAAACCACGACCAGATCGTGCGCGCGCCGATGCTAGAAGTCCGGCTCACGGTGATAATCGCAAGATGCCGCCCCTGCAGGGAAATCTGCTCCACAGCCTCGACCGTCGAGATGATCTTCAACCGCGCTTCAGCTTTTGCCTTCACCGATTGCGGCAGCTTTTCATACCAAGCCCAAGCCTCGTCGCGGCCCATCTTGGCAGGCACCGGGGCTGCGACCGCAACTGACGCCTCGGTCAACAATCTGCGCCGCGCCCGTTCAGGCAGAAGCTGCCAGCTATATTCCCAACCGCCACCCCGCCCGTCGCGGCGGCGCGCATGCGCGGGGTCCGCCCGCCAGTTCTGGCGATCTGCCAGCAGGTTCAGCCCGCGCTTCGATGCGGGCAAATCCGGCAAGCCAGCTGCGGCGATCTCTTCCGCCGTCCACCATTCCTGTGAGGGGGTCAAAGCGCGGCTCATGCGGCGGCAACCTCCGCCGCGTTCAGCATCGCGTCCAACTCGCTGGCCAACTCGTCAACAAACCGGCGCTTGGCCGCTTTCGGCGCACGCGCCCAAAGCGCAATCAGCGCCTTATAGGCATCTTCAACCGGGTCTTTAACGGTGGGTTTAACGCCGCTGGATTGTGCCACAAACGTCGCCCGCGCCACCGCCGCCGATTTGGCAGACCCTTCGCCCAGGGCCGCGACGACATGGCTATGCTCCGCGCTGCTTGACGCCTTGGCGATCACCTGCAAGTCAGCAAGTGTGACGGGCTTTGGTGCGGCGCGCAGTTGCTGCAAATCGAGTTGGGTCAGCCGCGAACCTGCCGAAATCATCCGCCGCACGTGGCGATCCGTCATGCCAAACTTCTCGGCAGTGGCAGTCGCAAAGCTGCTAACGGACATCATGTCCGTTTGATTTTCAAACTTGTGGCTTTTGCGATCACCACCCTGCCGAGTTTCCGGATGAAGCTTCTCATAAACTTTCTTGCGCTCGGCCAGAAACACAGCGGTATCCAGCGCGTTCATCTCTGCGCCAGCTAGGTTGTCGTCGACCTCCATCAGCCGCGCCCAGTCATCTGTGACGTCGGTCCAAATCTGCGCCGCGATCTCTGTCCAACCCAGTTGCCGCGCGGCTTCAAGGCGATGGCCGCCCGCGATCAAAACCAGCCGCCCGCCTTTCAGCTGCCGCAGGTGAATGGCATCTTTCATCACCCCAAGTTCAGTGATTGAGGCGATCAGGCTGTTGATGCCCGCTTCAGACACGGGGCGCAGCCGATCCTGAACATCGATCAGGTTGATCGCCACGAAGTCGCGTTTCATCAAGGTCGGGGTTTTCATATATTGGCCTTTGTCATGGGTCAGCTCACCCGCGCTTGCTGGGGCGGATCAAGCGATGTGCGCCGGTATCGACGCCACCGCTCGCGCTGCGGCAGGGACTGCACATACGGTTGTGGAAGCCCTCACTTAGAAAGTCCTTGCTGCAGGAGAGGCAGCGACGCTTCTGCGGCCGTTTTGACTGTGGAAGTTTCGCCAACTTGGTTGTCAGCCAGCCTTCGGCGTCCTTACGGTTCTTGAAAATCGGCGAAAGCTCCGACAGACCAACCACTTGGAACTCGTCTGGATTGTGGGCGCACTCAACGCGCGGACCAGATCGCGGACCAAACGTGCGGCCCTGAAAGGGGGGAAGCTCTCCCATTATACCCTCCCCCGCTTTCATTTCAGGCCCAGCCCGTAGCCGATAAGAAGGCCAAAATATCCCATTGCGAACAGACAGATCGCGCCGACGGCATCTCCCGCCCAATGCGCCTCGAACCGCGCCAAAGCGCGCAACACTTGCCGCATCATGCAGCCTCCTTCTTCGACAAAAGGGAAATTGGTGACAGCCATCATGCTGCCGTCCGTTTGCTGGTGACCGCTTTCACCAGCTTGCGTGGAACGACCTCTGGCCACTCCAGATCGGCGGGCCAGTTCAGATCGAACCAGCGCAACGCTTCTATGTAGGTGTCTACATGACAGCCTTTGCCATCCTGCAGTCGCTCGAAGAGCTTTGGGTGAACACCGATGCGCGAGGCAACAGTGTAAAGGCTTCGGTCAATATGCACCGCATAGACAGAGCCGAGGGTGAGGGGCCATTCGTTTTCCATGGCCCAATCTATGCAAATCTACTGTATTTAGTCAAGTTAGATTTACAGTGATTTGGAAACAGACTGTCTCTTTCTGCTCCCCCTTGTGCGAAAGGACAAAATCACTGTATTTTTACAGAATGAAAACTGCGCAAAGCATCTTTGAGACTTTGGAAGCGCGCCGCAAGGAACTCGGTTTGTCACAAGCCGAGGTCGGGCGACGTGCGCTCGGTCAGTCGGACGGGTCTGCTCTACAAAACATGAAGCGAGGTTCTGCACCGTCCCCGGAGAACCTCGATAAGATATGCGCAGTTTTGGATCTGGATTTCTATATTGGGCCCCGGCGCGAAACGGGACCAATCGCGAATATGACGATTGACGGTGCTGACTACGTTCATGTCCCCTTGCACGACGCGGCACTCTCGGCAGGACCAGGACTGGAAAACGGCGGCCGAAACATTATTGACCATTTGGCATTTCGCCGGGACTGGATGCGCCGCGTGGGTATCTCGCCGACCTCTGCGTGCCTTGCCCGTATTGACCGAGACAGCATGATGCCCACCTTGTTTCCCGGCGATATGGTCTTGATCGACACCAGCAAAACCGAAGTGCCCGTCTATGCAAGCACCAAAAGCAGCCACCGCCGCGCCCCGATTTTCGCTTTCCTAGAAGATGGCCAAGCCCGCGTAAAGCGCATCGAACGGCCCGAGGCAGCGGCAATAATCCTGCTGTCCGACAACCCCGACTACCCTCCAGAACTGCGCACCGGGGCGCAGATCGAGGCGCTGCAAATGTCCATTATAGGCAAAGTGGTTTGGTGGGGACATACAAGCAAGGAGTGAGCCATGGCCGCCCGCAAGAAACCCCCATTGGAACGAGCCGCCCGCGCGCTCTGCCGATTTCGTGGCCTGCCAAAAGACACCCGCTTCAACGGCCTGCCAATGTGGCACAGCACCGTCTCCGAAGCGATGGTAGTTTTGGAGGCAGCGCTGTCACCCGAACAACTGTAGGAGATGATCCCCGACCACCCATTCCCCAAGCTGCACGACGCGATACGCAAGGCTGATGTGCTGCGCTAGGACACCAGTTGTTCACAAGGATGGCCAGCAGTTCAATGGCAGCAGACATTGAATTGCACGGCCGATTTGGGGCGAGTGCGAGGCATCGCTTTAGACCAAATTGCACGGGAAGAGCGGAAAGCGGTCGTTTGCTCCTGTGGGATCGCTCAGGTGAACTTTCTGCGAAGCGGTCATTCGGCGGGTGTCACTAGTGTATGCCATCGATTTTCCATAACCATTCACCAACGTCCCACGTCAGCGCGTCTATTCATGGCCCTCCCCCCCCCCGTTGCCCAACCCGCCTGGATGGGTAAAGCTGAAAAACTGAGCTTCGCTCACGCTCGATAAAAGTTGGGGACAACGTCAGACACTGGGTTGATCGACGGGGGAATTACCACAGACTCCAACATGATGAATGGGCGCGTCGCATCTTTTGCAAGGCAGTCAATTGTAGTACCTGTCGTTTCAGCGAGAAACCATCTGTAATCTCCGTTTTGGAGTAGGAGGGTGAGCTCTACGGGAAGGGACCAATTCTTAATCAACTAGCTCTGTTTCCAATAGTGAACAGTGCGGCGCAGGTGCGGGCGTCGTCGATTTGCATTTCGGGGCCGACCGGAGTTGCCGTCATGCCTATTCGTTGAAGCCATCTCCGGAACACCGAAGGAACTATCCCTATTACCTGCGCCGCGCCGACATCCCTGGCTGCCCGTGCCATCGTGTTCATTAGCAAGCTCTGGACATGGGCGCGTCGGATCGATTGAACGCTTTGCGACACAAAGAGTCTCGACGCCTCCCATATTTGATCATCAACCGGAGCCGGAAAAAACAAGACATCCAGTGGCAGATCCTTCAACAGGCCTAATTGAGCATCGCGGATCATGTAGCTGTGAAGGCCGACCCTTGCGGTTGTCGGGGTGATCCGAATCCCAGCAAGTATCTCACCGAATTCATGAATCACTATGAAACGCGCGAGGGGCGTGTCGTATTGATCGAATTCCATGCCATCGACTTCCGGTAAGTTCCATCCCCGCTGATCGATGAACACGTCGTGCCGCGCTTTGAGGTAGCTGATGAAAAGCTCGCCATAATGGTGCATGTTGGCGTAACTGAGCACAGACGCGCGCAGTTGCCCAACAGGCAATATTGAAGGCCTGCTGGGAATGTCGTCGAATCCGCTGCGATTTCTGCTGACTTCCGGTGGCGCCAGAACTGGAAACACAATGTCCGCCCGCGACGTGCGGACCTTCTCAAACGCACCCATTTTCTACCCCAAGGCTATGTGCTTTTCATTTTCACATCCGTAGCGCGACTGCCATACTAATGCCATGATTTGGCCATGATTACCTGAGATTGTGGAAACAATGGCAAAACTACAACAGCTTTTGTCAATCAACGCCGCACTTTGCTGCAAATGAGAAATTGGTCACTGCGAAACGACCCGAGGTCAGTAAACGAATGGCAGCTATTTTCAGCTTTCCCAATGAGCTGGACGCTAATCTTGGTGTAGATTCCATGCTAGAGAAGATGCAGGACTACGCGAAGGTCGGTAGAAACCTGTTCTGGCAGCGTCAGATAATTTTCGCTGCTGCTCTGATTCTGGCAGGATTCTACTACAGCACTTCCTTCGCAGTTCTCACCACTTGCTTGATCTTCATTTCGGAGGCCTACGACTTTGTGGTTTTCCGAAACATCCTGAAGGTCAAAACTGTCGGCGCGCGGCAAGCCAAACGGATGCTGGGTTCGATCTACGTCGGAACGTTGGCCAGTGCCGGAATCATCTCGTTCTACTCGATCTGGATTTCGTTGTTTCAGCAACACGATACCCACTTCATGGCCTTGTTCTTCCTGTTCGCGGCGGGGCTCTTCGCCGCGATGAACAACCATGCCATTCTGTCTGTGTTGGTTCTGCGCCTGTCGATATATGGCACCACGTTCCTGTTCATTCCGATTTGGGACATCGTTCGCACCAGTGCCGACATCCATTCAGAGCAATGGGCGCAGCTGTTTACCAGCGTGTTCGTCGCCTACTTCATAATCGACTGTTCGCGGATCTATTTGAACTTCTATCGTCTGACCAAGAAACAGATGGACGATCTGAACAAAGAGCATGAGATAACCAAGGCAGCACTGCGAGCAAAGTCTGAATTCCTGTCGACGATGAGTCACGAATTGCGGACACCCCTGACTGCGATCAAGGCTTCGGTGGACATGGCCCAATCCGAAAAACTCGGTGCAGTGCCCGATAAATTGAAAACGGTGCTGAGCATCGCGCAAAGAAACTGCACGCATCTTGTCTATCTGATCAACGAAGTTCTCGACCTGCAAAAGATTGAATCTGGAAAAATGGAATTTAACTTTACTGCATGCAAAGTTGCGGAATTGCTTTCAGAATCTGTCGAAGTTAATCGACCATTCGCCGAGAATTTCGGTGTCAAACTCTGCCTCGAGCCGCAGGACAAATCTCTTCAAGTCAATGGCGACAAACAGCGCCTTATGCAGGTGCTTGCAAACATTTTGTCTAACGCCGCGAAGTTTTCACCTTCCGGATCTAGTGTCACGGTCAGGTCAGAGATTCAGGGCGCGAAAGTTCGCATCATGGTAATTGATCGTGGAATTGGTCTGGCCCAAGAGGATCAGCAACGGGTTTTTGACAGGTTCTCGCAACTGGTCGCGTCCGATAATCGAAAAGCTGGTGGAACTGGCCTTGGCATGAATATCTCGAAACAGATCGTTGACGCCCATGGTGGCAGCATCGGCTATCATAGCAACGATGGCCAGGGCACCACATTCTTCTTCGAGCTTGATCTGGTAGGACCCAAAATCCGAAACAATGTAGTGAATGTCTTGTTGCCGGAAAGTGGGCGAAACATCGCTGCAGAATAAAGCCGTTCCCGAAGCGTCACATCCGGCCAAGGCACTGTAGTTCGCTCATGTTCTGTCAGAGCAATATTTGCGTCGTCTCGCGCATCGACTTTTTCCAGATTGCTACAATTTGTTCCGAAATGGTCATTGGATCAAAAGGCTTGGTGATCACTTCCAGCGCACCCTCGGCCATCAAATCCACAATATCTTGGGGGCCCGCTTTTGCAGTTAGGAAAATGACCGGCGTTGCCGCAAATTGAGGCATCTCACGAAGTCGCAGTAGCGTCTGCGGCCCAGTCAAATCAGGCATCATTACGTCGAGCAAGAAGAGATCAGGCTTGGATGAAACAGCTACGATGAGGGCCTCGGCACCGGAACTACATTGGACGACTTCAAGGCCGCCTATGGTTTCAAGCGCCAGCAAGACAATTGCGCGCATGTCTTCGCTGTCGTCAACATGCAGAATTCTTGGTGCCATCAGGATTTCCTCGACATCGAAGTTGCAACGCCTAGCCTTGTCCAAGTCGGAATTTGTCCAATATCTGATCGTTAGCACAGCGGATGGCGCATAGTCTATGTGCGTTTTGACAGCGGTTGGCCGTTGTAGGCGGTTAGTCTCCCGCAGCGCAGCACGCAAATTTGTTGACTCCCGCGACCAAGCGAATGCAATCCTGTGGGTATATCTGGCTGGCGTCACCCTGTTCGGAGACCTGCTTATGAGCGAAATCAGAGCTAATATCTTGGATCACCTCACTCGAGAGGCGCATGTTTCATCGACGACCCTTCTCGAAAAATTCGCCAGTTTGCATCGCGTGGAACGCGGAGCAGTTTGCATGGCTTTGGACGATCTACGCCATCTGGGTTTAATAGAAATTTCGGCCGGAGCTGTGACGCTAACTCCCTTGGCAATGCGGCTTTCGCGTTAGCCAAGACTGGAGGTGCCTCAGCCCCTAACTGCTCCGGTTCAACTTTTGGGAACTCATCATGCCTACAGTCGCGCGGCACGGACCGATTGAGCCAGAGCTTCGAGGCAATTTGGCCGATTTTCGATTTCGCGACACGGTCGACATTGAAGCACTGCCGTTTCGCGATAGCCCCTATTGGCATTGGCTGCTGACCTGTCGGCATATTGGCGTGCATCGGCCCGACGACCGAAGCTGCAATTGGACTGCACGGATTATGACCAAAGACAGGCGTTATCTTCAAAAATGTATTGGACCTGCGCTTGACCTTGGGCGTGGCCGCATTGGCAGCGACGAGGCAATAAGACGCGCCTTTGAGTGGTTTGACACCGGCGAAGTTCAAGGAATTGCTCATTCGGCAAGGCCGGTTGGGCGCATGACAAGCGTGAACTTCTGCCCAGTTGGCGAAGTCTATTCGGTCGGCCACGCGCTGCGGGACTACACCGAATGGACTAAAATCGCCCGATCGAAAGGTGGCCATTACAATATCCTAGCACTGATCAACTGCCACCTTGTTGACAGCCTTATCCATGTGCCGCTCGAAGAATTCTCTGCGCGAAACCTTAAAGCGCTGGCGATCAAGGTCATCGAAACGCCCCCGAAATTTGGGTTCGCACGCCAGATGCCGAGGGTTTCCATTGATGACCTGAGCTCAGATGAACTTCGCAGGCGCAAGCGAACATTCAACTCATTGGTTACGATTTTGCGTATGGCGTTTCAGCACGCATGGGACAATGCGCAGATTTCCTCTGAACGCCCGTGGCGCTGCCTCAAGAGAATTTCGGTAAATCATTGCCCACGCAACATTTTTCTGAATCGCGCGGAGTGTGGGAGGCTCCTTGATGAATGCACGCCCGCCCTGCGCAAGTTGACCTTGGCTGGGCTCTATTCGGGCTGCCGGATAGGTGAGTTATCTGGGCTTCGAGTTGAAGACGTGGGACATCAGATTTTCGGCATTCATGTCGTAGCTTTCAAGCGGAGCCCGGCGCGGTTCGTATTTCTACCCGATGAAGGGATGGCGTTTTTCCTGCGCTGCTGCGATGGTAAATCCGGTCGCGACCACGTCTTTTTATCAGACATGGGCAAGGTCTGGCGCAAACAACACACCAGCTTGTTTCGGCGAGCCGTTGCAAAAGCCAAACTTCCCAAAGAGTTTGTGTTCCACGGCCTTCGGCACACCTATGCAAGCGATCTGGTTAAGCAAGGTGTCCCACTCGAGGTCATCGCGCGGCAACTTGGTCATGCCGATGTCAAGACCGTCAGTTCAACCTACGGGCATCTGGCCGAGCAGTTTCGCGAAGAACAAATCCGGACACGGTTTTCGCCACTATCAGCAGAACAGTTGGCAGAGTCCCGCGAACGAAGGCAACAACTCGACGCCCTATGGCAATCCGTCCAAGGGGACAGCTGGAGGAACTACGGTTTAAACCAACCGTCCAGCCTAGCAATGCGCCAGAGCCGAGTTCAAACGTGTAGGGAGGTTATAGAGGCTTTCAAAGATTCTCAAGCAACATAGTTCTAAGTTTGCTGCCAGCACCAAGTTGGACGGCGGACAGCAACTGGCAATCCAATACCGGACGATCGGCGATCTGATCCCCTGTGCTCGCAACGCCCGGACCCATGATGCGGCGCAGGTGGCGCTGATTGCAGGCTCGATCAGGGAGTTTGGCTTTACCAACCCGGTTCTGGTGGATGACGCAAACGGCATCATCGCCAGGCAGGGTCGTGTCATGGCGGCGCGCCAGCTTGGGTTGTCCCAAGTGCCAGTGATCGAACTGAGTCTGGTTATTGGGCCTGAGCAAGACGCACCTTACTGCGATCTTCGCAGTCGATACGATCCCAAACTCCCCAGCTATTTGTGCCGGTAGGGGTACAGAACCACCCCGGAGCCGAAGTATCCCCTTCTGGGATGGGCCCAATCACCGAAAATCAGTTCCCACTTCAGCTCCATCGCTACAGACGCATTTCTCACCGAACATCTTCTTGAAATCAACCACTTGCGCCGAACTGGGAACTGGATTTGGAACTGGGCAGCTTAGTTCCCAGTTCCCGCCGCGGGTTTTCGGCTCCAACCGCGGCTTTGACGCCGAAAACCCGCATTGAACGCCTTATTTTATTGATGTTTAAACGGTCTGCGGCTGGACCGCCAGAAGGCGGCTCAGAGCGTCCTTTGGCGGCTCATGACTCCTATAATTGCACTTATGCAAACTGGCTCTCCTGAAGCTTTTCGGCGGTTAAATTTTCTGTAAGGCACCGTTTTTACAACACTTTTCGATCAATTCCACCTATTCCCGGATCTTCCCGCTTCTCTGCAGGTTCTAGTGTCAAAACACATTGTGTGTGGCGTGACAGCAAAAGCTGCAGAGTTTGACAGCAGAGTCTGCAGCAACGCGAACACTGAAAGTTAAGTCCCTGTGTTGCGGAACATCTCGATCCAAAGATGATCTACGAGAATGGGGGGCAATCCAGCGGCGCGCTCATGACTGGAATGGAGACAAGCGACGCAGGTAACGTTGTCTTGAGATTTCAGTGTTAGTCTGTCCGCATCAGACCAGTTCGCCACCCCATCGGCGGTAATTGACGTAACCCACGAATCCAGCTGGTTCTGCCAGTGTTCGATCCCATCTTTCTGTATGTATCCGATCATGAAAGCACGTTGATGATCACGTGCATGATGTCCAGCCTTGAAGCGCTGCACCCCCCCGGTGGAACTTTTTTTGCTGTAAAGGTATTCTCGCGGATCACGCTTGGAACTCTTAGGCGTGGGTAATCGCTTGCATTCGATCATGAGCAAATTGTCGTAGATGTCATAAGAGCGGCTTTCGACACTGATGACGTCCAAAGGCACTACGGCGATATCGATATTGCGATTGGGGGACAGTTCATCGGGAGTTTCCCGTTCAAAATGCAAATTGTCCCAACCCACTGCACGACGCGCAAGACTATTTAACTTTCTGCAGAGTTGGGACGTCAGTTCATCCTCACTCTTTCGCTGCGCCCGTGCCGGGTCGTCGCGCCACTGAATAGCCCCTAGATTTGTAGACGCCTTGCTTGGTAATTTTGGAAGCAAGGAGGACGATATGTCCACGAACAAATTCACAGATGAGTTCAAGCGCGATGCGGTCGCACAGGTCGAGGATCGGGGCTACCCGGTGCGCGAGGTGGCCGAGCGATTGGGGGTCAGCACCAAGTCGATCTACACATGGCAGAAGCAGTTTTCGCGGCCCGCAAAGGTGATCCAAGAGGTCGATGCGCAAGCTGATGAGATCCGCCGGTTGAAGCGAGATCTGCTGCGGGTCACGGAGGAACGGGACATCCTAAAAAAGGCGACCGCATACTTCGCCAGGGAATCCCGGTGAGGTATGCGTTTATCGCCGAACACCGGCCAATCTTTGCCGTCAGGGCTATGTGCCGGATGCTGGCCGTTCATCCGAGCGGCTTCTATGCATGGCTGCGTGAACCTTGTTGTCAGCGTGCGCTGGAGGATCAGCGCGAAACGGTGCTGTTGAAGCAGGCTTGGGATGACAGCGGCGAGGTCTATGGATACCGCAAGTTGCATGATGATCTGTGCGACATGGGCGAAGACATCAGCCCCAACAGGGCTTGGCGTTTGGCGCGTCTAGCAGGGATAAGGGCCCAGATTGGTTACAAAAAGAAGCCTGGCTCTTACGGCGGCAGCCCTGCGGTCGTGGCCGACAACACCTTGAACCGAGAGTTTGATGTCGACGCTCCGGACCAGTTCTGGGT